CGGATAACATAATCTGAGGGATCTTTAGATGGAGAGGCATTCTTAATCCTCAATCCATTGAAATCCCAGTCCTTAGATTCCTTATTGGATTGCCAATTTAAGAGTTGATTTAGAACGATTTGTACATCCGCTAATGATTTAATCGAGCGCATTCAGACATTCACCACAAATTGGAGATCCATTAATCTTAATCCAATTACTACTTCCGACTAAATCTCGTTTACATCCAGAACAAAGCGTCGGCGCGGGAGATTCTTTCGCAACAACATAAAATCCATACTGCTTAGTCCGAGTTCTCATATCTTCACGTCGCCTTGCATGATACTTTGTGTCGGGAGTTGGTTCGTGTATTTGTGAACTTTTCATCTTATTGGCATCCATTTCGAATCAGTTTCCATACCACTAATTGCTACTTTTGCTTGTAAATCAAATCTATGAAACGCATCCAACGTTGGTCCCAAAGTTACTCTGAAGATTGTTGAATTAACACTTTTTGGTAAATTTGCTTGCACCACAACATCTTCCCCAGGAGTTATCTGGAAAGCTCCACTGTATTGAGGAGTAGTGTCGTATGTCGGATCCATTTCTTGATTATCCCCATAGATAGCAAAAGGAATAGATGTTGTAGTTCCCACCAATATGACTCTGAGTCTAAGTGAGAAGAGTTTTCCAATTTTGTCGAAACGCAGAGGACCCAATTGATCAAATTTTCTCGGAACTGGCAAGACTTCGACACCAAGTGGAGTCGCCATTTCGTAGAATTCGAAAGGCTGTAGTCCAGACAAAAACCCAGCGTAGTCAATCCCAAAAGAATCAGTAGCAAAAAAATGATAAAGAGTTGCTTTCTTTGCAGAATTAAGAACAGTAGGAGGATAAAGCACACCATCCACATAAGGCTGATATGTGACATCAGAACCGTTAGTATTAATAACAAGTGGAAGGGTACGAATCCGTTTGCGAGCAGCCGCACCATAATTGTTCTCCGCTAGATACAGTGATTTGAGTCGAGGAGGAAAGATTTCTAGATTCTGCGGAATTAATTCACCATACAACTCAAATGGACTTACACCTAAAAAAGATCCTCCAAGCATAAACCAAGTGAAATCCCCAAGAGCAATACTGAAGAAATATTCGAAGATTTTCTTCTTATCCTCTCCACTATTACAAGTCATTGGAGGATAATCAACCTGATCCACACGGGGCGTGAAAGTTACATCAACACCTTTTGTATTCAGTTCGAATTTAATAGATGTTGCTCTTTTACGATTCGGTGATCCAAAATCAGACGGGGGGATTAGCAAGAACTCCGCAGGAGCGGGCATTGTCTCACTAACAGCTTTGCTATAATCTGGTCCAGTTAATTCAAACGGCGACCCATCTAATGACTCTAGTATGAAACCTAGATCCGTTCCTACCGTCTCTGAGAGAAAGAAGTGGTTCTTGGTTTCTTTTTGGTCAATCGATGTAAAGTTTGAAGTAGCTGAAAGAGACGCATTATCGATAATGGGAGTACAACGTACAGTAGCAGCCAAACAATCAATGACGAAAGGGATTGAAATAAATCGTTTACGTCCGGTAGAACCCAGATTGGAATTAGGAATTCGAACATAGTTGATTTGCTCCGGTCTTGGAAGGTATTCGATTGTGTATTCGGTCAGTTGAAATTGTGTTAGAGCCGCGCCGATGAGTTGAAGCGCATAACGAAAACCTAGAGAGAAACTAATCTCTTTGAGCGAAATATAGACTGTCTGTAAACTTGATGTGTTAATAGTTCTAACAAACATCATATTTGTCCCAGTGGCTTTCATCACACCAAGGTACACATCGACATTTGCTCCACCTGTATTAACTACAAGTTTCAGCGTTTCTGTGTCTTTGCGATTCCGTGGGGTTCCATCATGGTCATAAACTGTAAGTAAATTAATGGGTTGTGCCGCGCCGCCAGAATACGTATTCGATGAATCTGCTAAAAATGCTACACCACCCTCAGCGAAAATAACCTTATCTGTAGCTGTTGTATGACAACCAGTTATGTAAGTAGATCGCATTGTCCAGATTTTTTTCATCAAATCGTAGACAAACAATCTCCTCAATCCATCAGTATGGGGCAAAGCTACATAAAGTTTCCCATGCCCAACAGTGAGATAATATCGCTGAACTCCATTGGCGAAGATTTGAATAGCAGGAACACCATGACAATCTATACCCTGAAACAATTGAGAGAGATGTGGGCTTAACAAGCTCGAATTAGATCCAGATGTTGTGCGCACCCCATCAGCAGCGACATAAAAAAGAAGTCCATCAACTTTAGCAACATCAAGAGAAATAGGAGGATAAGCATCTCCAAAAGCGTATACATTGATATCAAGAGTACCGTCTGGCAAATCGAGCAGAGTTCCACTGATCTCATAAAGGTCATGGTTTGATCCCAACATCAATGTCGCATTATTGATAGATTTGATCCAAAAATTTGTATCGAAAGGATCTCCTGTGAATTTCAATGTATAGCGGACATCATAGGAATCTGGATTTAACCGCTCAGAAAGATAGAGCGAAGATGCCGTCAGATAGAGAACCCTGTCATTATAAATTCCAACGATGTCTACAATTGGCTCAGCAATATTTTGAACTGAATCCAAAAATATGTTGGCAGGAGTATCTCTCTCAAGTGTTTCAACATCTCCGACAATATCCTGAGTATACGCACCAGGACCAGTTCCATCTGAAACCAAATAGAATTGATCCAAGATATCTGGTAGTTGTGCAAATTGTCCTGTAAGGGAATTGAAGTAAGATTCGGTAGATGGAACCGAACGTCGATAAATCTCAACCGTACAAAATTGCAATCCACCTGCTTCTGTTTGATCTGTAGGAGTGGCGGGGAGAACAAAAACAGACCCATTGATAACGGTGAATGTCTCTGAAACGGGGCTAAATGGACTTTTTGCCAAATAGGTTCCCATATCTTTAATCCATCGATAGATATATTGGTAACTTCCTAAAAGTTGCCCATTAATACCACCGATGAATCGAGGAGTAGCGATTGAAACAAATGAAGTAGATGCTACGGCATTAACGCTAATTTCAATAGATTTGATCGTTCTCCAATCAAGAGATACATCTTCTCCTTGCCGATTAAACTGGGAGCGGGATGCTGAAATTTTCGACCAAGCATCTCTTGAAAGACTAAATTCTGTAGAACCAGGTACAGTCCATTCAAACCAATAATAATTCTGTCCAAGAGCATCCAAATTCAGTTTAACCCGAACTGAGGAGAAAGCATTGGGATCATCAAGTTGCACATCCATGAAGAATGTGTCATTACCTGGATTTGTGCTTTGTTGCGCGGCGATATTTAGGATGTCAATTGGTGGAGTGAAGGTACATGAAAGCACGGCGCGGTTGGTTGTTGAATCAGGAAAAAACTTGGCAGAATGATCGTCAGAAGAATCTAAGGTTCCTTCACCCAAAGTCCAAGCAGCGCCGCCTTGTGCAGAAGGTACAATTTCCGCTTCAGCAGCATTTTCAATGAAAGTCTCAACTACATTTGTTTGAGGATTTTTGGATCGAATGGGAATGAGGGGAGTCTCTAATCCAAGTTTGTAGACAGTTGCTCCATTGAATTTATGCCTCTGTGATCCTGCACAAACTAAAACCTGTCCGTAAGCATCTCCAAAAACAGGACGCCCATTCGCATTACTAATTAAATCCCCAGTAAAACGCTGCGTCCCATCAAATAGGAATTCCTTGACAGATTGACAACTACCAACCCCAGCATAAAGATATTCAACCCCGCCATATGTCTTGCTGTAGAAATTGGTAATTACATCGTTAAAGGTTTTGATCTGGGAAATACTTCTGCACAGGCCAAGGGAACCTTCCTGTTCTTGTTGGAGATTATCTGCTCGTAAGAGTGTTTCTGGATTTCCGCCGATGGCATCTTGGGAGGGATAGTATCCTCCTGGCCAATTTAATTTTGTCAGATTCCCCATTACTATGCGACTCCAGACATTTGAATCAAAACATCTTCAAATTTACGACGTGCAACAAGTGAAGGATATTCAACTAGAGGACGACCTGCTTTTGTAAAATCTGTCAATTTGGCTTGTCCATTCAAAACTCTACGCAATGCTCCAGCTCCACAGTTATAACCAAAACTGACATAAGCTACTGCTTTTTGAAGAGGAAGTCCTCTTACCATATCAAAAAGATGTTTTGTGTCAGTTTCAAAATAAACTTGCGCTTCTTGCAGAGTTATGATTTGTCCTTCTTTAACATCTGGCCCAGTATGCCCATAACCGATTGTCCAAATTCCTGCAACATCCTTATAAGACCTCAATCTGACGCCTTCAAGAACATTTAGAATTGCAAAACTAGCTTCAGCTAACGTCATTCAGATATCTCCGCAAGTATTGTTCTAATGTTTCTGACGATGAAATTGAAGCAACATCTGATAGAACAAGAGAATCTGAAAGAGAGAGGAGAAGTTGCACGGCTTCCACCGGGTCCACTAAATTATCTGAGAAGCTGAAAGCGTCGGCAAAGACCAATTGGATTGATTTTAATATTCGAAGTTGATCTGAAAAGGTGAAATGATCGGAGGGATTTGAGAGAAGATTAACGAGAAATTGAGCTGAATCTGACAGGAAAAGATTATCACCTACCGCGCGGGTGAATGGATTCCCCAAATGCAGAATGAGAGAATCTGTCAGCGTAAGCTGGTCGGATGTTGTAAGTGTTGTAGGCATTATCTAGGAACATCATTCAACCAATGTCGAATGTACTGGTCCAAATTACCAGTACCAGTAAGACTTAGCTCGATGTTATCAGAGAGATTCAATGTGTCCGATTTGGTCACAATCAGATTATTGACGATGGCCAATAGTACAGCATCTGACAAAACAAGAGAATCATTTTGACTTAATCCAAGTGACAAGCCAAGCCGCGCCGTATCTGACAAAGCAAAGCTATCCGAATATGTTGGCAATCCAGCGAGGAGAGTGACTAGGAAATCACTCAATAAAATGTTATCCCCGAGGGTTCTTCTTACATCAGTTGCAATTCTCAATACATCGCTGAATGTGAGGGTATCAGATTTTCCTAATCCTACTCCAATTAAGAAGATTACAGCATCTGATAGAGTTATTGAATCCGAATCTGAGAGAGGAAGTGAAAGACCATAATCTAATAGATCAGAGAGCAGAAGCTGTTCTGATATGATTAAGCCAAGAGTCGATGCAGCGAAATCTGACAAACTTAATGTATCAGATAAACTCAGTCCTAAAATTGGAACAAGCGTTGTGAATGCATCTGAGAAAGTAAAAGAATCAAATAAAGCATTCCCAAATCCTAATCCAATAGCATCTGATAATACAAGAGTATCTGAGAGAGTTTCTGTGATAGGAAGGAATCCGGCGGGGAATCCTGCCCAAATCTTTGTCTTATAACTACCATCAAAAACCTTAAAAGGTCTTTCACAAATTTGCTGAACCGCTCCTTGTGGAAGTTGGTAACTCCACATATAAAAGAAATCCCAATCTACAAGATCAGCTAAAGTGGTGTTGTGATTACCGATTATATAATCTTGAGAACTCGCAGTTCGTGTGCCTCCATAAGATCCGGTAGCTACTAAAATTCCATTCTGCCAGATTTCTTGACCTCTGACAGGACCCATTGTGAAAGCCCAAATATCATCCCCAAAAGTTAATCCTGATTTAGAAATTCTAAATCCCGCGCCAGCATTATCCCAATCCCAGTAAACGACGCCATCACTAAATGGACAATGTGCCCCAAGTCTTGAAGCTGCATTAGTTCCAAAAGCACCAGATGATCTAAGAGTTGCATCTGTTTTCTTAAATCCACAAATGATTGTCACGCCAACAGTTGGAGTAAAAGAACCTCCATTTGTGAATGATGCCATCGCTGTATTAACGTCAGTAACTCTCAGACGTGAGCCGCGCCGACCCCCCACATAACTTGTAACTGTATTAACTGTTGTACCACTCCTGGGAAAATTAAATGGTCCTGTTGCATAATTGAATATAACTTTCCCACCAGGTGTTTCATTGAACGGGCAAGCAATCACATCTGGAGCATAATTTCCAGGAACTATAACTGTCCCTTGTGGGGGTTTTTGTGTCCAAAGGACATTTTTAGTGAATCGTGCCATTTATGTGTATTGAGAATAGATACCTTGATACAACTTCGCATGGCTTCCTTCAGTGGCATCCAATGTTCCACCAGTTTTATTCTCAACAACAATACCCCATTTTGCAGGCATTATTCCACCAAATGCAGCTGCGATAGACCAAGGACCACCAACATAAGTTGTGGAATTCGCAACCACATTGAGTTGACCTAAAAATCGAAGATTTGTTGGAGAAGTTGGTGTAATTGCACCATCTGTACCAGTTGCAGTATCTGTATATGTGGTTCCATTATCCACAGTAGCGTAGGCGTAAACATTAACTACACCAGTCGATACAGTACTGGAAGCACCGGATTTAATCTTCAACATCAACAAAACATCTTGAAATAGATCAGATGTATTGTCAATGACAGTAGATTGACGCAAACTATTGTTTGTTAAACTGGCCAAAGTAATGGTAAGAGTTTGTCCGTTAGTACCTAATTTTTCTGTAATATTACCAGCCATCAGATCTCCTAAATTTTCGTCAGTTCCAGATAATTACCATCAATCTTTGATTCCATCGAGAGATGTTGTTTGAACCAATCTGCCATTTTCTGATAATCCATCCATTCCCCAGGAAGTAGAGAGAGTTTCGCTCCAACTTTGAGCACTCGGAGGATTTCTTTGATGTAATCAGGAAAGTTGACACTCACACCCTGTGCGACGCAGAAATCAAATTGTCCTTCTTCAAAAGGCATTAATCCGACGGGACCACGATAATCCGCGCCGTCATAATCTCCATAAGTGGTAACGTCAAAACTATCGTCTTGGAGATTCAGCGCGGGACCAATGATGAGGCACTTTTTATCTTTGATGGCGCCTTTTTGACGCATTGGCAATGATGTAGGAGGGAGATTGTATTTCTTCCCCGCGTAAACATCAATGTGGTCACAAATTACACCACCATCACAATACACCTTCGCCTCAGGCTTCTCCTCTGCAAGTTTGTTGAAGAAGAACAAGTCCTCTGTCCAAACCTCCGCTTGATTCAAACCATCAAAATATTGATCAGTATCTACCGTCTTGAACCAGGGTTTGCTTAAGCCTTCTAGCACGGAAGTGCGGATAAGAGTACAATCCATTCCCAGTCCGGTACATTCAAAAAACTCACCAATTTTCCAGTCCCAATAACTGCCTTGGCCGTTCCCTCGAAATACAAGAGGAAATGTCGGCGTTGCTTTTGCACAATACACACCTCCCACAACTGCAATACTTGCATCTTGTTCAAGGCGATAAATGAGATTTCTGAGGGTATGTGAGGGAACCACAACATCATCGCCAAGGAAGAAAAGGAATTTTGCTCCCTTTTCTACAGCCATCTCAGCGATAGCCTGCCGCGCGTCTCCAATTTCTTGATTCTGGACGATTTGGAAGATTGTGTTAAAGTTAATAGGGGGATTAAGAGATTTGAAAGCAAGTGCCCAATCTATTGAAACGGGCCTCCCTAATGTGGGAAGCCCAATCACAATTCCCGGACCATGATGAAGTTTCTGAAGCATATATCCTTTCGACTAAGCAGAAATAGTAAACGAAATGGCGAGGGTGTTGGAAGTAGCTTTGACGAAAGAGGCAAATGTGGCGCGGTTGAGCATTGTACCAGCAGCGTTGGAATTGAACATCGCAACTTCTCCAAGGGTTGTATTTCCCTCGTTTGTTGCCAAAGTGCATTGAGCAGTCCAACTGGGTGGATTTGCAGTTAAGAGAGTTGTGTCAAATGAAGCGATGGCACGGCGAGTTACTTCAAGTCCTAATCCTGTATTTCCAGTAACAGGAGCAACCAATCCAGAACCAATTCCCATATGGGAAATCGTTTGACTTGTTACCTGATTGGTTGTTTCAAGTTGTCCTAAAACCCAGGCGCGGCCCCCAAGAACAATCAAATTATTGATTATTCGTTCTTGAAGAATTTTACCTTCTGGGTCTAAGAGAGCAATTCGTAATGCACCACGAAGCCGAATCCCATCCACGAGCTTCGTTTCCGGTCCTTCTGAAATGTTTTCCATTAATAAATAATCCTTTCAAAATTTGGAGGAAGTGTCGGTTTTGGGTATCGTCTAGCTTCCAAGGTACTGAGTGTACCATCATCTAATGAATATCGCTTGCTGACATAAGGAGATTGATTAATGGCTCTGAATTGTTCGATCAAGAATTTGTACTTCTGTGCGTAATACTTCGATGCCGTTAGATTTTGCCCTTTTCCCTCTTTTTCAAATGCTTTCCACAAGATGTAGGCTTTCCGAGTCCGCCTATCAATATAAGCTGGGAGGCTGTATAGAGGATTAGTAAGATCAATATTCCTCCAGCAGCTAATAGTGCATTTAGCTTCATTTGGAGTGGGAGAAAAAGGGTCTCCAACATTAGTAAAGGATTCATTTGGAGTAGGATAAAATCGGATATCATGGATGTTTGTAGGATGGAGAGCATACCAGAATGGTCTACTTTCTGAGGTTTCGACCCTATTTCCACTATCTACAACAGCAGTATGGGGCGAAAGCGCGTGCAAATCTTCCCAAGAACAAGGATCGACTTTTCTGCCCCGCCAGGTTATTCGTTTAATTCCGCGCACTAATCCATCAAGAGTGTAAATAGATGTACCAGCAACTGTTGTCAGAAAGAACCTATGATAGATACAGGTTATCGCTTGCTGAATTTCTTGTTCAGCATCAGTCGCTAATTGTTCGAGGAAATCATCAGACCAGATTGTTGCCATAGCTTAACCTCTCAAATTGGGTAGCCGATCAGGCTGGCGAGATGATTTTGCCCATCTTTGCAATTGACTTAAATTTTCTTGATAAGATGAAAATCTCATCAGAGCTTTGGAAAATTCTTGAGCTTGCTCCTGAAGATCTGTAATGCAATAATCTTCGAGTGCACTTACATAATCAGTGGGAATTTGAATAGTATCATTTGCGGCTAGGGCCGGCGCGGAAGCTATGTAATAGATGTAGAAATTCCCATAACCTACAACTGAAGGTTTCCTGTAAAGGGCTAAAAAGCGGTGATTTACCGGATAAAAGAGTTCAGGAGTACCGTAGCAGGTTTCCCAATCTGGCCTGATCTTATCCATCTTCCTCTCAGATGTTGGAGACATCCAGCGATTTGTCACCGTATTATAGATGCTGATTAACCCAATGTAGTCGGGGAGAAGTGTAAGGAGATCATAGTATGTGAGGTTTGCTGTAAAAGGGAGAACAGCAGCTTTGACAATACAACCAGAAAATGCTATTACTTCATCATAACCATCTTGAATGCTGTTCAAGAAGTCGAATGACGAGTAATAGTCGTTATTCTCAAAATAATTGCGTAATCGCAACTCTTGCTCGGCGCGGGTCATTTAGGTCTTGGAAATGTACAATCCGTTCTTAAAAGTTATCGTTGTTGTTCCAGCGATGGTCGCTACGCCAGTTCCGCCCACCGTTCCATCAACTGCATTATAAGCTGTAGAGGGTTGAATTGTGGCGGGAGTAAAAAGACCATTTGCATCCAGGGTTCCAATTTCTACCCACGCATTTGCCACTTTGCAGGCATATAACTTATTGGGCGTACCGAGCAAAAAAAACAACTTCCCCACTTTTGCGGTATCTGGTAGTGCTGTCCCCACACTAACAAATCGATCAATCGTATTTGCCATTCTTAACCTTTCTTAGCGAAAATCTCATTAAAAACCACTTCCTCATACATGATAGGGGCTTCACCCTTTACGATTTTACAAATTGTGTTGAATTGATCGATTGGTTCTGGTCGATGTGAAATCATATTAAAACCACGTTCGTAGAGATACTGCTTGAAATCAAGCGTATCCATCGCACAAACATGATAATCAGAAGGCCAGGATTGGCGACCATAAATCGTTGCTTCCCAAAATACTCGATCAGCATTTTTATTGATTAACCAATTCTGAACAATCTTAGAAAATTCGGGGTAGCTGACATAAAGAATTCCACCAGCTTTCATGACCCGTCGGATCTCGCTAAAGAGCTGTACATGAAATTTCTTCTCAATATGTTCAATTACATGGAAAAGATAAACTTCATCATACACATTATCCGGCAGGGGAAAAGGACCTTTGAAGTCAAAAGAAAGATCTGCTTTACAATCTGGGTTGATATCGACATTATCCGCGCCGGCAATCTTAGCAGCACCACAACCCAAATTAAGAGACTTCATCTTTGATAGCTTCTTTCACATATTTAAGATATTCAGTTCCTCTATCACCATTCTCAGTCAATTTAGGAAATTTCGGGACATTTTCAGGATAAACTTCCTCGAAGAATTTCTTGTATGCTTCTCGATTGTTGGGTTCGATCACCTCAGATCCTAAGATGTGGGCTGTTTTTACGTTCGGGTCTACGACGATAGAGACTTCAGGAACAAACTTCTTTGCTTTGATACAGAAATAAACATCTTCAGTATTGAAAAGACCAGTTACGAAATATGGTGGGGGAACCCGCTTGAGCAATTTACAATCAATGAGCACACAAGAAAATCCCACTGCATCACACTCGATTAAACCCTGCTCATTGAGCACAAAATCATTATAATAGATGACATCCTTACCATCTACATCAAACTTGAAAAACATGTTATTATACGGATAACCACGTATAATCGTCCATCCAGCAGCAATATCCGCCTTAGCGTCTAAAAGGCGTCGAAGAGCATCTAGTGGAATAAGTACGTCATCATCAATAAACATGACATAATCATAATCGTTTTCCAATGCAACTCGCGCCGTCTGATTACGCATTCTGTCGATGGAAGCTCGGCGGGGATTGGAGAGAGCAAAAGTTACTTCTGGGAAGTCTTTACCAAGATGATACCAAAATTGACAATGATTGGTATAGGCGAGTTGATCCATTTGAGTGAGTGTGTTGATGCCGATCATGATTTTCATAAGATATTTTCCTTTGATTATTTGAATTTGAGAAGTGCCCCCATCTTTGCAGGTGGGGGCTGAGTTCTACATCATCCGAATAAATGCTTTGGTCGCAACTGTAATAACTGTACGACTATCGGCAGTATTCGAAGCAGTTGAAGCCCATGTTGCAACAGATTCCGCCAAAACTGCGATTGGTGCATAAATACTTGCACCCGTCGAAGCTGCTGTTGACATAGCATTATAAACAGTGTCGATCAACAAAGCAAGTCCGGTTACAAAACCAGTCGCATTTGAAGACCAATCACCTGTGGAATCTGAACGTGTTTGACGTTTCAGAATCACATTTTGGCAGAAACCCCAAACCTGGGATTCCCCATAAACACCCGCTGCCATCGCAGAAAGAGCAATTCCAGCTGCAAAAGAGGTGGCTTTTGCTCCAGTTGCGGTCGAAGGAAGTACAACATCCAAACCATCATTTGTCGCATTCATTACAAAAGCAAAAGGAATTTCGGCGGGGATTGTAGCACTGGTTTCAGCATTTCGGACAACAACCGCTACCAGATCTCGCTTGTTGCCGACTTGTTTCATTCTCATAGGATTTAACTTTCCTCTTTCTCCCTATTTATCTCTAGGGCGTTCTACGTGAGAGTCCGAGCAATCTTACCGAATACACCCTGTTTACGACGATTGCTGACAGTGGTATTTCCCATCCACGCAATATGCGCGACACGGCTGTCGCCGTTGGTGGGCTTTTGGAAGGACTTGCCATTCTCATCCTTCAGCAATTCAAAATCTGATTCCTTTTCATAAATCAGTTTGAAAAATGCTGCATTGATGAAATAAGCAGATCCATACGTCGCAGCCGAAGTGACTCCTGTATAAACATCCGGTACTTTGTCGTCCATTGTAACATGGGCGCCTTTGTATAGAGTGTTTTCAAACGGGAAATTCTCATCGGTTTTGATTTGACGATATTTCTGATAGAGAGCATGAACAAAAAGTTCATACGTGATTTGATCCATGAGAACCTGAGTAGGTTTTCCACCAGTTCCTAGTGCGGTGCTGTTAAAGATGTTATCCAATTCCAGAAGGAAACCATCATAAGTGGTTGCTGCACTGGTTTTGGTTTTGTTACGCCACCAGGTTGAAGTATTTTGATTAATATTGCCGATAGAAGTTGAGGTGGTCGGGTCAAAAGCAATGAGAAGCGTAAGCGGATCAATACTCGAAGATCCATTAATGGCAGAAGTCCGCGCCGCCGTCAAACTACCACCATCAGCAGCCGCTCCCCACAAAAGAGCCTGTGCAAAATATTCTTGCAAGCCCATTTCAGATTGCTTGATTCGACTTTGAACGAGATCGATGATTTTGTTTTTGTTCTGCTTTCGTTCTTTCTCGCTATAAGCAATAGGAGAAGCGCATTGACGCCATTGGAAAATAGCATCAGTGATGCCGTCTGTCGGAAGGGTAGACAATTCGTCATAACCATCATAAGAATCGGCAGGAGCCAAAGCATACATCAACGGAATTTGAATGAAACTTCCCTCTTGACTCTCATAGAGGTCCTTCTTCATCATTTCATAGAAGAAAGCGTTAGTTGCGCCAATATTATCCGTCAAGGTCTTTTTGTAGGCAGCTAAGGACTGTCCAAAAAGACTATCAAGATTAAGTGTTACCTGCGAAGGAGCAGAGGATGCTCCAAAAGTTACAGACATTTATTTTCGTGTTCCCTGACGACTCTGTTGAGCGACTGCAAAGGCGACGGATTCTTTCAAAGTCATCGGTTTGTTTGGATCGATTCCAGCATCTTTAATACGGGTATTTTCAGCCCCAGATGAGGAAGATTGCAATCGGCTAGGTGCATCATTTGCATTTCGACGAATTTTATCGTTTTGTGTGTTCTTAGCATTTGTAGCGGTGCGCGCAGCAGACGCTTGTGCATAAAGACCACGGAGGTATTTCTCGATTGGAACTCCAGGGCCGATCTGGAATTCATTCATTAATTCAAGCATTCGGGATTCTACTTTGCGAGACTCCCCTTTTGTTTCTTTGGCGAGTTTTGACAAAACATCTGTCGTCTCTCGCTTTGTTTGATCGATTTGCATCTGTTGGATGCTTTGTTGCTGAGTTTCCCGCTCACCAGCGAGAATTGTTTCGAAAGCCTCCGCCAATGCAGGCGTGAGGAAATCGTATTTATCCCCAAGTTTTTCCTTGAGAATATCTTTTATTGACGCCTTCGCCGTTTTAATGTCCTTCGGCGTATTGGGCGTCCCATCTAAAAGTCCCTCGGCGTGGGCTAACTCTCTTACGAGACTCGTAGCCGTTTTGGGGTCTTTTAGAAGTTTATAAATTCTTCTGGCTTCAGCAACTTCTTCAGGAGAATCCTCATCGTTGCTTTGATTGTCGTCCTGAACATCACCATCAGTAGAATCGTCAATAGAATCGTCGTTCGTATCATCTATAACATCCCCTACTGGTAATTCTACATCGTCTTGAACTTGATCTTCGGGTGGCATTTAATTGATCCTTTCACTTGAGTATTGGTCTCTGATATAGAGATTGAAATAAGTTCCACGGGATGAGGCATCCCTAAAATTCATGTATTCATCGACTGGTACTTCTGAATAGCGCCATGTTCCCGCACCGCCATTCGGAGGACCTACAAAAACTACATCTAAATCTCCAATAGAGAGATCCATTTCTAATGGAGTAAAGATTAAATCTGCGACGCATCTCGATTCCTTCGGAGTTAAAACCCGTCGGAGGGAGGCCAGAGTTTCGATATTAAGTCTTTTTGCTGGCACATTAATGAACCCCAGGAACCTGTTTTTGAATTTGTTGAGTAACCTGAGTTTGTGTCGGAGGAGTCATTTGTTGCGCTAATTGTTGTGCGCCATTTTGAGGACCAGCACCTGCGGCTTGTTGAGCTTGGCCTATTTGCTGCTGTCTCCCTAATTCTTGCATCAATGCCATTTTCTGTAATTCTTTAATTACTGCTTCATTTCTATAGCCCACGCGATAAGCAGCTTCACGCACAAGGAGGGGACTAAAAGCGATAGCAGGGTAATTAGCAAGAACGGAAAGAAACTCAATGAATTTTTGTTTTTCATCTTGAGCAGCATTCTCACTCAGCGAAGTTACATCTACATCAATTCTAAAGTCGTAACCATCCTGCAATTTCTCTGCACTCACCCACTGATAAGCAGGATTTGTTTGTTCAACCTGACCAAGGAACTGTTCCTTGATATTTGAGGTGAGTTGTGCCCATGTACCGATAACGAATTTGTCCCGCGCCGTCAAAAGAACTTCTCGACCGATATTACAAAGCCAATCAACTACAAGATCCCGCTCATGTGTCTCTCTGATACCAGATCTCTGATTGATAATTTGCGCTTGTGTAGCTGTAGTACGATCTGCAACGCCGCGTGATTCAGAGGAAGTACCAGATATTTTGTTAAGATCATCCTGAGAAGTGACCATTGCTTTGTCATTCTCTTGACCCATACTGGCATTTTCAATAGGCCCGATTGCCCCAGGACGCTTAACTTTAATAAGCGCGCCGTCTGCACCAGATTCGAATTTCTCAATTTCCTCATCATCAATAAAATCTTGAACTACTTGAAACTTCCTGACAAATCTCCGACGATGAGCACGCTGTGATTCCCGCGTTTCATTGACCTCATCCTGTGAGGAGAGCCATTGGAATGCAGGGGGCACTGGATAAAAACCTTCAGTAGAAGTGCGACGATTAGGACGATAATCAAAGAGAGGGAGTCTTTTGAATTTCTTCTCATAAATTGTCACACAAGGACTATCGAGGATTAAGAGTCGATTTTGGGCGCGGAGATCCCAAATATGCCAGATTTTAACAGCACCATTCTTAATTTTGTCGTGGTCGCTGTCCCCATAAATGACATCTTGGTCATGATTGGTGGGAATCGCATTTTGAATTTTATCGGAGTTTTTGACACCTTTTAGAGCGAGAAGATCATCTTTATAGACAAATTCATAATATCCAACCCACGAGCAGCGATTTAGATATTTATTGTCTACACCACCTACTCTAAAACGTCTTGCACCGATGTGTTTGAAATAAATACGCTCATTGACGGGGAGTTCGGGGGGTTCCTGAACAATCTTGGATTTCTTTCCCGGATTTACTTCAGTTCCACTTGCCAATAGGGGTTTCTGTGCATTAGGATTGAGAATCCAATCCGCGGCGTACCCAACTTCCACCATTCCAAATCTAAAGTAACTGTCTTTATAAGCCATCTCCATTTCTTGACGAAAATGCTGCTTATTGTCCATAATTATGGAATTGAGGACATCTTGCTTTAGTGTGGCGGCGCTGCCCGCTGATTCTAAATCATCGTCGCTGTTGGCTTCCCGCGCGGAGATTTGATATTTGGGGAAAGTGGGGATGAATTCAGCAATCTTGATTTCAATTGTCTCAAAAAACTTATTGATTGTATACGGACTGTACCCGTCTGTGACGTTAGCCCATTGACGACCTTCATAATAATCTTCAAGAATTTTACATTTGAAGAGGGTTTCCCACGAATTGTGGTATTTGTTGGCACTGCTGATCCGTGAGGACCAGATTTGATCGTCAACAACCTGTTTTGTTTTGTTAGAAACCATTTAGTTAGATGTTGAGCCGGCTGTCAAAATTTTATTCTTTTTCATCTGATTCTTAAACCATTTTATGGAATTTCTCGGCACTTTCCGATGTTCGGCGGGGCGCTGAGTTCCATGCATTGCTATGAAATATCTAATCGGATCATAAGCATGGTCCGTGAGAGAATCTTCTCTAGCATCGTCGTAGATAGCTTTTCCTTCATGATATCCAATAAGTTTCCGTCTTTGAGATTGAAGTTGGGTAATAGAATGGTAACAGCCATTGGGATAATTGTCGGATCGTTTAATGAAATAAATACCCGGACTCCCATCTTTTCCTGTGATCGGATGCTTAAAATTTCCGGATTCCCTAAGGAGTTCATTTATCCTATTTCGAGTTGCAAACTCATTGTTATCCGCCGGAATCCAACTTATCGGCGGTGCGGCTATGTCCCTTGTGATGTATTCATCCGCAACTGTCCAGAATCCACCATTTTTTTGACTTTCCACATGAAAAATGGAAGGATCAGCATATGACCCAGCATAAGATTCACCAGCAGAAAGCTCGACAATGTTAGCACGATGCTTACTAATGACTTCATTTGCCATGTAATATTCTCTGTAGAATATGTACACTCCTCTAAGTGAGGCTGCCCACAAACAACAGGTTGGTGATGTTTCCCCATGATCCATCGATCTGAAGATATTTGCTTTTCTTTTGATTTCATCTATCAGCTCTGGTGTGTAGTCCAACAATGATTCGGAGAGCAGACGGTGAATTTGGGCATTTGAGATTCCCCATTTCCCTTTGATGTATTTTTCTTTCCACTCATCGTCATGAAGAAGTGCATCTTGGTAGCCTTCGACAGAGCCTAAACCTGCATCCCATTCACCTTCCGCGAAGAAATAACCAGGGTTCCGATCAAGAGAATCCGGATGAAACTTACGATAAATAAAATGAAACTGGGTATCAGGGTTACAGAGTAACAAAAAATAGCTCGGTGCTATATACTTACCCGTTTTCTCATTCTTTGGCCAAAGTGGGTTTTCATCCAGCAATCGTTGGGGTATCTCTGCATCATCCCATCTTCCAACACGAGCCTGAAGAATGTCGAAAACTTTTTCTTCAATTTCTTCCGCCTGATCTACCAGCACACTATTGACTTCTAAGCCGCGCAGTGTTGATTCATCCACTTTATCAAGATGTAACCAAAAAATCACTGATCCATTAATTAGGACCGTAACCCCATCCTGTTGATTATCGGATGCGATTAGTTCTTTAGGGCAAATCTTGAAGAAGGTTTGACGAGTAGTCTTTTTGAGATCCGCGCCGACTTGGCGACAAATCGCGACTTTATATCGAGGGAATGTGGTGAGGAGAACTAAGAGTTTGAAACAACCGATGAAGGATTTACCATTATTGAATCCACCGGAGAAACATTGATTTCTTTCCCGCGCGTAGAAAACTTCTCTCTGTTGATCGTTGGCGAAACCTATTTCTAAATTCATTCAAATGGCCGAAGATGGTAGAGTGGGGTTGGGAACACCTGCATGAAACCAACCCCACTGCTCACAACTCACATAAATGGTCTTTGGCAAGAATCTATTGGTTGTGAGAACTTAAATTCCGACTAAATTAACCAGCCGGAGGAGGCGGAGGCGGCGGAACTATTGGCTGACCTTCCGCTGCGATTGCTTCCAAAACTGTACTATTGGCATCAGCATTTACTTTCAACTGACCAATAGTGGTTGCCATCGATTGCAATTTTGCAGCAGTTGCATCACTAATTCCACCAGGTTGACCCTGCGTTTCCAACAATGCTTCGAGTTCCGTTTTCACGGTTCCCAAAGTGGTGGAATCCGCAGTTTGACGTGCTGCGATTCCATTCGTAGTTGCATTTACCTGATCGAGTACATCACTTACTTGCTGATCTGTCATTTTTATCTCCTGGAGAGTTTGGGTGTTTTGTGTAGCAATTCTAAGCAACTCCTTTAGAAGTGGCTTAATTTCGTTTGGACTATCATTATTGAAGTGATGATAGTGATGAATTTGAATTTCGAACATATTTCCTCACTTCTTGGAAACACGCGCCGAATGAATTTTGGTGGCTGCTTCCTTCGATGTATCTGCTTTAGTCGAAAATCCTGGCTTAAGGTGTTTCTTAAAAGCGGCGCGGATTGCATCCATTTTGTTCATATTAAGCCTCGTCAGCATCAGCTTCATTAAATGCATGAGCCATGTGCTGTTTCACTGAACTGAGAGTTTTGTGTACAGCTTTATCAGGTGGATAATAATAAGGACCATCATGTGATGATCTGTATTCGGTTTCGGAAATGTAACCACCTTTTGCTTTTTGCACAGAAATTCGATGTGCAGAACCAGCTTTAGGCTTCGGCAGCGCCGACATTTTCGCAGCTGTATCTCGAACTGTTTTATTGAGAGAAGCCATTATTTAACTCCTGAGAGCCTTGTCATCTTTGCAGCAATGCCTGGATCTAATTTCGTTAGCTGATCCATAAGACCCTTCATATAGTCGTTGCGCTGCTGATCTGAAATTCCATAGAACTGAGATGTCGGAGACTGCGCCATATATGCAGGAACTTCATCTTGTACATCCCCCGCGCGGGTTCCCTGAATATTACGCGCAATGTCCATAAACCCCGGCGCGGAAGTTGTCTGTGGCGCCCCTGCTTGCGGCAATCCTTGCAGAAGCGCGTGAACCTGTTCGTGTCTCAAAACTTGTTTTGTTGGAAATCCTTTTGAATTAGGATTAATTCGAATCTTGTTGTCTTTAGGGAAATACTCACCTTGCCGATTCGAAGGCATATCTTCCGTATAATCAATAGGAGTTCGCGTTACAAGGGATACCGCAGGACCATAAGTTGTACCATCTGCCGTTCTTACGGTTGAGATTTTGTTGCCCAACAAGTTCGAGAGTATCCCCTGTAAATCCATATTAATTGAAAACAACCTGTTCGGAAAGAGAGCCAGGCTCAGCGCCCCACACCAGACACGTATTAAAGATGAGGAAATTAAACCAAATCATCTTGTCGGGAAAGTTGATGCCGAGACTCAGACACCAAACTTTTGGTCTAATTTCGAACTGAAAAGCGGAATGTTTTGTGATATTGATTTGACGGCTCATTGAAGTGGAGATCCAAACACTTTCCAACCCAAAATAGCAAATAAAATAAATGTCAGAAGATGCCCACCAGCAACATCAAATTGATAAGGTCCGTCAGGCTTGTAGCCACGCCAGAAACCAAAAATCAACCAGAATGCCATAAAGAGCCAAAACCAAGATTGGAGGGTCATTTTGTATCCTTATTTCCGGGGTTATCTATCTCACTTCTCTTACCATCTTGAAAAGCTTTACTTTTGGTAACTGAAAGAAGTTCTTCCATCTTGCCATTAGTATTTATCTCTGTTCGAGCTGCAATTTCTTCTGTCCGATTTGCAGTAGCTTGAGTATCATCCACAATCACCCGTGTTGCTTTTGCACTTTCGTGTGCGCGATACGCAAAATAACTAGCAGCTATGCCAGCAATACCAGCAATAACAGAAGGGATTGAATTAATCAAACCTAATGCTATTTTAGTGAAATTATCATCACTAATCAACATTTTTAGTCAATCGGTTGTAGTAAATCCAAATCGATTGGCTCACCGATGATATCTTGATGAGCTTTTACAGCAACTTGGGCAATTTTAATGAGGGTATCAGCGATTTTTGCCCCGGCAGACACATCCCCAGTCCCAGTAGCTGCTGCTATTGCTGCCGCCAACTCTAATTCCACAAGAATTTGTTCAAATGTCACTTTGTAGTAACTCCCGCGCGGAAGATAGCCGCAACTTTTGCTACCAAATCGATTATTTGTTGATTAAGTGCAGTTTGATCCGGGTTGCTACCAGCCACAGCAGTGAGGTGATAGACTTTGTAGGCAGAAATTGTGGTATTGTACTGTTGCTTCGCAACATCATACAGCGGAGTGAGCTCGGTAGTTGTGGGGAGTTTCGATTTTATATCAAGGAGGGTTTTTTCTTCGACTCGGAGTGTGTCGTAGGCATAATTGTCAAAGGAATTGACGGCGCCGGGATGCTGAATGACAGCTTGTCCACATCCATACAAAAATAAAAATGAAATAAAAATTAATTTTCGCATGGGTTAGTCAAGTTGCTGTTGCTTTTTCTCATCCATCGAGAGATCGGAAAGCCAAGGCCCTACGCTTATGAAGCGATAGGACATGTTGGTGCAATAAGTTTTACACCGCTCAACGAGCTGAGGAATTTTCAGTTCGGAGGATGCTTTGAAATTCTTTTGCATTGGGTGGGGGTTATCACCACGCCGATAATGCAATGTGTAGATTATTTGTTCTGTTGATGCTGCAAGAGCAGACCCGGGTGTTGGTGAAGAAGTTGTGGCAGTTGACATTGATTTGAAATTTCCTTATCTTGGGAGTAAAATAGAGTTGATAGAACCAACTTGTGCATCTTTAATGATGATCGTTACATTTGGGACGGCGATTGCATCATTTTGTGTCCATCCATGCAATTTCGCACCAAATTCAGCCGCGCGGAGCCTAACTTGATCCGTTTCTCCACCACGCATCACCGAACCAATAGCCGATAGAACTTCATCTTCCCCAAGTCCACTTAATTCGAGTTGATTCTTAAAAGCTGGGCGCGGCTCCTCAGACTTCGTCGCTGAGAGCGGGGATGCTTGTTTGAGAACTTGGTGAATTTGAGATGGGTCTAGTTTCATGACTTTCAGCCTTTTTGGGATTGAATTGGAGTGGGGAATCTTTTAGTCTTTGTTCCGCATAAATTTCATCAGAACTTTTTGGTTGCATTTTGGGTGACAACCTATCATACACCTTACGTCGCTTCTTTGTCAAGCCTCAATCTCCTCTTAAATCATAGGGTTGTGAAGTGTTAGAGATAACTCTAATCCAGCCCACTTTTATTAGAAAATCGAGCAAACTTGTTGCATCATGCTTATGGAAAATTTGTGAGAGGTGATTATGAATTGTACCTTCTTTTAGATTCTCTAAATGAGCAATCTGTTTTGGTAAGAATCCATCAACGCGCATCCGTAGGAGTTTCTGTTTGTATGGGCTGATTCCTAATTCCTCGATCGGAATCACTGGTAACCGCGCCGGATTCTGACTTATGTAACCTCTCTGAGGCATCGTTAATTTCTTTTTCCTTTCTACATTGTCTTGCAAGTTCTGCAATACATTCTGGGCACATAGCTTGCGCTTCGCCTCTAATTCTAATTTGTGTAACCCAGGAGTTGCGGGTGGAGCAGAAATCACATTGGAAATTTTTCTGACCGGACCTTGAATTGTGTTTCTTGTTTGGCATCAGAATATCCCAACTAATTTGACTTCGATTTGATCGGAGGCGGCGCCGACCAATTCAAAAGCACCGGGTTTAATTAGCCAGGTTATTGCTCCATCGGGGAATGTCCAATTCCCTTGAGTCCCTATTAGGGAAATTGTCTCAATAGCATTATGCACTGGAATAGGATTCAAGGCCGTATAACAGGCAATTTGCACATGGCCGGGGGTGGGTGAATTTAACCAGAAACCACATCTTTCAGAAGCGCTGGAGGCGGGACCGAAGGAAACCATTTTAATGGCGGGGGAGAAGTTTGTGATTCGGCAAATCGGGCTTTGCCCAAAGAGTAAGGTGCTGAAAAAAAATAAAAATTTTCTAAATAGTTTCATCTTTGTTTGAATTTTCCTTTTGATGGTCGAGTGCAATTTGATCTAAGTTCCGTAGGTCATTCATTAACCGTAGTTTGTCCACAATTTGTGGAATGAGTATTTGTTCAGTTTTCAAAACAAGCCTTCCCTCTTCGAAAGTTTCTGCATCAAAGAGTAGTTGACTAAAGGCTTGTTGGATTCGGTGGAATTCTTTTTTTATTTCCTCGAAAGACTGGGGCGCGGCTCGTTTCGAGATTCTTGATTGAGGGGGCATAAGCCTACCTTTTGTGTTTGATTATGGTTTTGATGATTTTGGATATTTAAGTTTAATGAATTTGTCGATGACATCTTTTTCAGGTTCAGTGCCGTCGAGAAGAGCATTCATAAAAATAATATCATTTGCTATTAAAAAAATATCTGCATGTAGATTAAGATTATTTCCTTTAAGAAATTCTCCAATTACCCAATCTAATTCTCCATGTTCTATCTTTTCCCGCAGGGAAATTATCCAAAAGATGTGGAGGGCTTTTCTGAATTTGATTATTTTTTCTTGTTGAGTCATTTTGATTAAGGATAATCTATTTTTACATCAGGAGTTCGATCAATTAATTTCCAATTAACAACACCCCATCTAAATCGACCTTTAGCAATTTCTTTACATAAACCATCCGGAGTAAAAATTAATTCATGATATATGGTTAAGAGAAGTTTATTATCTTCCCGCGCTTGAGCTACAAGTCTTCCAAGTTCAGCGGACCAAGAATCTGGTATTTCTTCTAAATTTTGAAAATTTTTTTGAATTTGCATTTGAGTTCCTTTTTTAATATGAATGGATCTAAAGGGAGTAGGGCCGACCGTCCGGCCGTGGTACTAGTACTTTTGGGGGAGTACCAGTACCTACTATTGGCGAATTGTACTATTACTAAGGTACTATTGACAAAAGCGCCTCTATAAATAGTACCATGATGGCTGATGCAGCGATAAAATCGAAGAGGGTATGCATTTAGCATATACCCATGTGTAAGGTTTCAGCAGGTGCAGATACATGCCCCACGTAGTGTCCTTTATTATCATACAATGGAATGTATGTTTCCCGCTGCCCATTCACAATGCTAATAAATGAGAATCCGCGCGACGTCTCGATTGTTTCAGGTACTTCTGTTAGCCATGATGGTATCATAATAGAAAATCTCCTCCCATCCATAATATCAGAATGAGAGGAGATTGAAATGGTACTTTAGTCCCGATTATTCAGGAAGAGCGTTTTCCTTCAAGCCGTTCTTGATAACTTCGTTACCAGCAATAAACGCCATCGCTTGTTCCTTTGCCTTAGTCTTTCCGGCCTTGTCTTTCGCGGCAGCCGCTTTATTATAACCGTACACAGATTTTGCCAAGTTGAGAACCATACCATTGACGACCTTTGAATCTGCGATGGTGCCAGAAAATTGCTCCCGAACTGTTTTCCCATCTTCCGTTTCCACGTCCTGCATCCAAGGAATCGACGTGTCATGCGCCGCGACGCGCTTTGCATCGGCCAAAAGACCATCATTAACAGCTTCCAACAATTTCGCGGAATCTCCGCCCAGACGTTTCAGCGCTTCCTCCACACTGGTAGCGGGAGTGAATGGAACCTCTTTCAAGAGATAAACATCCTCGAATGAGTCGAGATCGAAAACTGTCCGGTTAATCTGGGGTACTTCTACTTTCGTTTCTTCCGACATTTTGTGAATCCTTTTCTTAGGTGTTCTTGTGGCTAACAGGCTAGATCCGACCTGCCCTGCTACATCGCTTTGTGTTTGCGTCATGAGGAAAGCCGTTCTAGTTGTTGCCATGAGTAATGATACCATACTGGTGGAGGGAGTCAAGAAAAAAATGATGGTAGGAGTGATTATTTTCAATAAAACTGGGTCATTTGGGGGGGTCGCACGCCACAAGCAGGTCTGTGCACGTCTGGGGCATGGTTCCATGCTACGCTTGTGATGACGTTTGGGTGGTTATCATGAGTGTTTTCATAGGGTTAGATGGGATTGTGGTGTAGAATGGATAGGTTGAGGGACCCCCCACCCCGTGACTGACACTCAGGTACCTGGATTGTGTTGATTCTAATATATTATTAAGATATATTAATAAAAGAGAACATAAGACCAAACCTTAAACCCCTACTCGAATAAATCCTTTGTTTTCAATCTCATCTGGGTACAGTAGAGTCAGTCAGGGATACCCCACCCCAAGGGGGTATCGGCCATCCGACCGGATCGAGCCTAACTCCATGAAACCAAAGACAATATAGTCCTTGACACGCCTACCCTAGTAGCGTATACTCATGCTGTAGACGTGCACACACATGCTCCACACCTACACCCACTCAAAACACATCAAATAAAAAGCGAATTTTCTATCAATGCGAAAAAGAATTCTAAAGAAAATCGAAAAAGCAAAAATTCAATCTGATTTTGGTGTTGAATTAGTGCCGCGCCGAGCAGGTTACAAATGGCATCGGG